TGCGTTGCCCCCAGTGGTTGCGTCACGTATAACAGGAGTCCACGTACCTTCCTCGTATGCGTCAAGCGTGTTAGCACTTGCTGTGCCAGTAGCACCTGCATCACCAAACACAACACCAGTAGTAGTTGTTATACTGCCAGTTACGTCAACACCATTCGCAGTAGTGGTAATCTTAGCGTTTGAGTTATGATAAAGAGTAACTTCAGCACCTGGTATAAACGTACCAGATACTATATTGTTATTAGTAGTGCCCCCAAGCGTGATACCTGGGCCGTCAGTCTGAATAAAGAGAGTGCCTGCACCCGTATCTCGAATATAGCTTTCATTGCTTACATGGAAGATCTCTAAATCAATGTCCTCTACTGCATTACCACTGCCGAAACCAAAAGTAATCCCATCGGCAACTTTCAGTAGGTTCTCGCTTTTATCAAAGAATACAGTTTTTCCAAGACCCGTACCTGTTAGAGTAACATCCCCATCTATAGTACCACCAGACAGGCTTAGCTTTTCTGTGTCAAGCTCTGCCAAGGCAGTCTGTACATTAGTAGCACCAATGTCTCCAGTAGGAGTAAAAGTTACACCTGTCGCAGAAGTTGAAGCAGCCGCAGAAAGAGTATCACCTACGAGGGTGATAGGAGTGTTTGTAATTTCTAAAGTAATCTTTGACATTAACGAGTAACCTCCTGCGTAACAGTAACAGTGCCTTCAAGAAGGCGAGTTACTATACCCGAATCTACAAGCTCCAAGTCATAGTAGTAGCGTCCTGCTGCAATTGCAGAGGTTTCGCTGTTGGATAACTTAGCTGTGATTTTTCCTGTGACACTACCGTCTTCTACTAGGCAAGTGAAAGTTTCTGTAAGTGTGGAAGAATCTTTAGTCGGTCTAAGTTGCGCTCGCGCAGTATCCCCGGAAAGACTCTTGGCTGTTCCTGACTCCTTTACGATGAATTCCAGGGCAAAGTCGGTCCCTTGGTCGATGATTAGGTTATAGCGTGCTGCGCTCATATGATTTCCTCCATTACAGAATTATAACTAAGTTGACATTCTATGTCAAGTTTTATTTTTAAGGTGGTATGGTTAGAGTGGGTCTAGCCATAAGTATTGCACATTTTCGCCCTCGTGTTCATACGCTAGAAAAAAGTAAAGTATGTCATCTTGTGTCGCTTTACTTTGTTGAAGCGCCAGAATAGCAGTATCAGCCGCAGGTTGCCCTCCGACTGATACTATTGCATGAATTGTGTCTACACCTTCTGATGTTGTATAGCCTATTTTAATCATTATACTATATGCTCCAATTTGAATGCCCCTGTTGGGAACGTTACGACTAAATCAGTCGGCAATACTTTTCTATTTCTGGCTCGAAGCCTAAACTCCGTTGCACTTGTTGTCTTTGGGAGGGAAGCAGATATATATGTCTTATCAAAGAAAGTTTCATTGTCTGGTAACGCAATAACACTTTGCCTATCAGTAGTGTCATCAAAACCTGATTGAATTTGAACAAATCCGCCTGCCGAAGTAAAGTTTTCCGCACTGTAATAAATCGTATCTCCCAAGTCAAAACTAACACTTGCATCTATGTACTCGATATATGTTCTATTGTTTGGAGAATCATAAAATACTCCAATTATATTACCTTGTCCACTGCTTCCATCTGCCGCTGCGCTAACACTGCCCGCAGAACCAAACTCTTTTAGCTTGTTCCCTGAGACATAAACACTTTCCGCTGATGTGCCAGCTCCAGTCGCATCTGCAACTGCGGTACCTATATTTGTGGATGCGGTACCTTTTGCTTTCATTTCCAAGTGTATAGAATACTCTGTGCTTTGAGTACTGCCTGTAGTATTGACCACTTGTGTAGATAAAGTTCCACTGACTTTAATAGCTTTCGCCACACTTTCCGGTGCAGGAATACTAAATTCCTGAATAGTTGTGTAAGTACCTAATGTACTTGCAAGTTCATGGTCCCCTGAAGCTACGGCTCTAAACTGTGTTGAATACTCTTCGTTTACGTCGCCAGATAGCTTACCTACAGTGATAGTATTCGCTGCAAAGTTATCTGCGACTAGAGTACCGAACACACCTGCAGCTGCAGTTACAGTAGTTAGAGGCGCCCAAGTAGAAGAACCTCTTTCGTAGGCAGCCGCACTCGTAGGGACGGCCTGTGTGCCAGTATAAAAACTAACCACATCACCTTGAATTGCACCAGTAGGTAGAGGCGCGTTTGACCCATTAAATAACGCTTCAATCTCTGCTGAAGTGTCTGCATCAGTAAGTGCACTTACCTGGTAAACAAAGTTACCGGGGACTCTGCCTGCTTTAATGTTGGCCGTGGTGCCTGTTCCTGTAACAGAGTTGCCTGTTGCAGGGCCTGTCTTTATAATAGCAGCGATTGAGTTATTTTTACTAGGTTGAACAACAGGTGATGCTATTTGTGCCCAGTAGTGTACGGTTTCATCGGCCGTATTCAAGACAGAATCAGTGTAAGTATCTGTCTTAACCTCAGCAATTACCGAAGCTGTAGTTACGCTATTTGAAGCACTTTTTAATACTTGGACATTCTGTTTAATCGGATCAAAACTCTCAGGCAGAGTCCAAGTTAGTACAGAGCCTCCGCGAGTCGCAGTAACAGCAAAGTTGCTTACGGCAGGAGGAGTTATTAAATCCGATGCGCTAGGAGCCTTAATAGTTCTCATCAGCGTTTCTTTAGACTCAGGAATAAGATAGGCAGCATCATCGTGTTCTGAGGCGGTAACACTTACATTACCATCTTCTGACATTTTCAAATCGGTAATTCTTAGCAGCTTAGATGACCAATTAAAACGCGGATAAGTCAGTTCAATAATACTACCAGGTATTAGCAACAAACCTTTAGGCCCTATAGTAAAGGACACTACGAAAGAGGATCGGCTTTCATCAAGTTTTTGTTTAATATTATATCTGGCGTTAAAATAATTAGTTATTGAAGGAGAGGAATAATTACCTTTTTTCGGTATACCTCTATCTTCCTTCAAGTAGGTAGAGTTAGAGAACGTTACCTGCCTTGACCCAAACTTTAACTGAGGATCAATAATATTAGCAGAAATTGAATTAAACTTACCCTTTTGTCCGCTATCTTTAACTGTGATGCTTCCTATAATATCATCTTCATTAAGCTGCTCTGCGGCAGTAGCGATTCCATGCTTGGATTTTACGTCCAAAACATACTTACCGTTACTATACTTTAACATACCATTGAACTGAGATAACATAGAAGTAATATTATTAAATATAGGCTTGGAAGTATCTATTACTTGGTTGCACTGGTGTCGAGTAGCATTCGATTGAACGGGTTCCGCCCAGCCTAATAATTTCCAATATTTAACCTGAGTAGCATCATACAAAGTATACCCCGAGTCAGAAAACCTATCTTCTGCAGAATTAAGACTTTTTACAATAGGATTTGCAGCATGTCCCAGCAGAGAGTCTTTAATATCTCCTGCATCGGCCGCTCTACCTGTATTAAGAGCTATTGAGCTTGATGTACCCTCTCTATAGATGTCTACAGTACTCACTGTAAATATACCATCCGTGGTGCCTTTCTGTATTTTTCCGATTCCATCAGATACTACGAGACCATCACCTGTAAAGGAGGTGGCCGCTGCTATAAATGTTGTGTCCAGAGCTCCTCCGATAGATACGCCTTCTTTTACTACTCTATATTTTGCCCCTACTACGAGGGTGTCTGAGGAGGACTTACATAGAGAAGTGCGTACAGCTTCTCCTGTTCCGTCGCACGTAGTTGCATTAGCAGTAAATACAGTACCTATATTATTATTTGCAGCCCCTGCCTGTGTAAAGTCGGCATTGTCTGCGCCAACACTAATCCCTTTAGTTTTTACAATAATATACTCTTGTCCGGAGATAAACTCAAAAGCTCCGAACTCTATCGAAGTATCGGCAAAATTTCCATCGGCGTCGTAGTTGACTACAAGACCGGCAGTAGGAGCCGCTACCGGGCTTGCAAAGGTAAAGCTAGTTCCTAGTGTATTGTTTGCGGCTCCGTGGCAGGTGAAGTCAGCAGTACCTGCGTCATAAACTATTACTGTATCTCCTACTAATTCCTCATTCGCTGTAGTTCCTCTTGAGTTTACAGGTACAATACTAACAGTGGTTCCCGTGGCCTTTACAATTGTGCCTTGTGGGTAGATATCTCCTGTAGAGTACATTAGCTTATTTGGTTTTACAGGACTGAACTCGGTCATTCTTGTTACCAGCTCACCATAGTTATCTTTAAACTCAACCTCAAACAGTGTAAGCCCTTCTACGGTTTTAGCAGAAGAAACAGAGGAAACTGTACCTCTCCATATTAAGTCTCCTGAAGTGTAATTATCATTAGTATCAGGATAAGTATATACATGTCCGACAGTAGGCGCGCTAGTTGAAGCAACTTTTATAGTACCTCTATCGTCACATTTAAGAGCCGATGCTTTAAAGCTATCCAAGTCTATTTCGGTATCTATGTCTAAACCTGCTCCGAATCTCTCGTTAGTTAGATAGTCTAATAAGTGAAGTGCTGGATTTATGCTTTGACGAGTATCGGATACAACACTATCAGAGGAAGAGCTTATAATTTCCCATGTATCGCCTGACTTAGGAAGGAGATTGGGGGCAAAAGGCTGGTCCACTAAAACAACTTTAGATGTACTATTGTATGCTTTGACTCGTCGTACCTGCTTCAACATGCGGGGAAGAAAAGGGTTGGAACTAGGTGTCTTTACAGTTATAATGTCACCAGGAACGACGGTATACGTCCCTGAGCCTAGATATAATGCATCTGTACAAAACACATGAGTATATCCTAAAGAAGAAGCGAGGCTTTCAATATTGACGTTATCTAAAAGCGCATCACTACTGCCTCTTATTGCTGAGATCCTTCTTCCAACAGTTTGATTGTTGACAAGATTTTTAGTAAAAAGTACTGAAACCTCTTGTGTTAAAGTATTAAAGCCAGTATTAGCACTCGTAACCCCTAGTTTTATGCCTCTATTTGTTCCGTCTGTTCCAGTAGCACCATTGGTATAGTCTAGGGTAGCTCCTAGACGATTAGGAACAGTTCCGGTTTGTGAAAGATCTGCACGAGGCGCTAAACCCCATGTAGAAGTAAAGTTTATAGTGTCACCCGAACCAATATTCTCGGCTATATCTTTATCTAAAGTAATACTGACGCCAGCAATTATAGACGCAATCTTACTATCCGAGGTAATGTTAGATGCATCAGTAGCACTTGTAACTACCATACCAACCTCCAGTCCAGAGGTACTAGCTAAGGGAATGGTTCTGTTGCTTGAACCGGCACTGGCAGCGGCATCGGTTGCTTTTGCAACAGTACGTTCCATAAAGAAGTCTATAACAGTACCACCACCTGTATCTACTAAAGTTAATTCTTCCGAAAACTTAAAGCTATAAACATCCGTAGGTAGGTCATACGTTAGAAAATGAATAGCACCAAACTGGTTTCTAGTTCTATCCGTAATTATTACAGTTTGAGTATAGTCAGTACCTTTTATTTGTACAGTATCTCCTACGTTAAAGATGTTAAGTTTAGTTGCATGACCCGTATCAGCTTTAGTATTAAATATACCATCATAGTTATGACACTCTACAGGTCTGCCCTGAACCACATATTCTAACTCAGGTATTGTGGTCTCGCCTGCAGCAATAGTATAATCTCCTACAATATATGCTGTGTCTAGGAGCCTGTGGTCTTGGGTCCAATATAAGTCGGGTCTTTCTGCGTATTTTTGTACGTGAAAATTACGTCCAGCACTTTTAGCTACTAAGTCTGCATTTGCCCTCTGAAAAGGTTTGCCCGTATGCAACTGTAATGTCATATTCATAGGGTGCGTGCTTGTCCAATACTCTTCGTGTGTCCAGCTAGCGAATTCGTTTTTAACATCAACTTTAGTGCCGAACGTGTTTGCCGAGTCCGCTAAAGCGCCTGCGCTAGGGAGAGTAAAATCCTCTGCAAAGGTAAATTCTTCGTCAAAGAAGTCGCCGCTAATGATCAGCTCCGAGTTTCCGCCATTGGTGTTAATACTAATTTCCGGGTTTAAAGCATTATAAGCAATTGAATCGCTTCTGTTCGGATAACCTAATAAAGTGCCCCCAGCATCCGCTCGGCCATAGCAAGTTTTACCTTCTCGTTCACTATCAGTCATCTCTGATGTTACGCCGCGTAACTCTAAATCGGCTTGATCTACGCAAAGAAAGGGGTTGCCATCTACATGTACATCTAATACACCTCCGATAGGGCCTTCACAGAGTGCGTGGACAAGAGTTACTTTAGAGGAATCACTAGCGTCGGTATCTACAAAGATAGGATTACCTTTTACTTTTTGTACGCCATATACTACAGGAAGATATTTTGCAGATAGATTAAAAGCTAGCTCAACCTGTCTCTGCACAGGTTCTTGATACTCAACATTTGCTCCAGTACCTCCACCCCAAAAGCTTTGATCTTCCGTATAGTAACTTCTTGTTTCAAAAGTTGTATAGGTACTGTTTAAGTTAATTGCAGTTTCTGCGTGTGCAAAACCTCTGTCGGCCGCATACTCTGGTCGCATTGCTGCCGAGACATCAGGATTCCCCAGCTCGTCTAAAGCTCTATGCGCATCATCGTTGGTGTACCTTCCTCCAACTCTTTGAAAGTCTCCCCAATGGCTAGTGAGAGTCCATTTGATAGAAGAGGACTTATTTACATCTTCTTTAATATCGCCCTTCGATATAAGACCTTTAAAAAATAAGTAAGGCTCGCCTATTATTGCCCCAGTCTCTGGGTTAATATGTGCACGATAAATAGTTACACGCCTATTTAGATAGCCCGTATAAGTAGCATCCTTAGCTTGAAGAAGTGTTATTAACTCTTCAGAGGCTATAGATGAAGCGTATGATACACTTGAAGCATTTACTAAAGCTCCAGCACCTGCTAAGTCTGTTACATCCGTATAGGTAACTGTATTTGAAGCGCCAAATAGCTTTATAATAAAAGATAAATTATTATTGCCTCCCGCCCCAGTAATAATAACTTTATCTCCTTCCTGATAAAACAAAGAGAGATCTACATCAGTAACTATAGTTTTGGCAGTAGCGTCGATTGTAGCAGATATTGCCACGGCTGTGCCTAAAGTACTAGAGTCTAGCGTTAGGGTCATAGAGCCTATTTTAGGTACAATTGATTCGCTAATGGAACCTATTGTTAATACCTTATTCGCTATATAAGTCTGTGCGGGAATATCTGCTCCTGCTGGAGTCTGTGTCCCATCATCGTATGATATATTATACGCGGCATCCGTCAAATACGTAAAACTATGGGGCAGTCCTTCAACTCCTTCAGTAATACTAGGTCTCTCGAACTTTATAAGATGTGCATAGTTAAAAGCGTCATTGTTTAATAATGAGGTTCTTAGGTCTGCGTGTAAGCTACGTTCTGTCATTATGGTTGTGCCTCCTCAACCTTCAAAGAGAATTTATATAATCCCTTTGAGTCTAAGTTATAAGACTGTACATCATCTTTCATAATTACTCTCATGAAAGGGTTGTTTAATCTAAGTGTTGTTTCTGATGCATCCACGCTCTTTGCAAGAGGTGGTATGAAATGAATTCTCTGTTGCGCAGTAGTAGGCTGTGTTGATCCTTCATACTTTGCGTTTGTCTCTACACGAGTAACTTTATACATTTTAGTATGATTTACATTACTTGTGTCTGTTATTGTAAACATATCTCCGGGCTTACACGTGCCTTTAGTAGTAGAGTTATACGCAGTACCTCCACTATTTGTTATAGTCATCTGTGTTACTCCAGAGGTTAAATCTGCTGTAGGAACTATAGTAGTATCTGTAGTCAAAAGATATGCTGCAAATGTACTATCTTGAGGGACTTTATTCTGAGGTAAAGATATTAAAAAGTGCTTCAAAGAAGTCTGTCTCTGTAAGAGAAAGTTGGACACAGGCTCGAAAGCGGCTCGTGTAAGCGGGTTGTAAGTGATATTAACAGTCCAAGTATGAGAAGCACGACTACGGCTAATTACACTGCCTGAGTTAGTACGTGTTCTCATTACAGGAGTCTTTGACTCAAGTTGTACTGTTTTAAATCCTGGACCTGCTGATCCTTCTCCCGTCTGCCCACCATCACCTAGTAGATTACTAGGATCTGGTAGTACATCTGAAAATGTAATGGTTCCCATCTCTATGCTCCCATTGGCCCTGCGTCAATCCCTTCTAGGAAGAGCTGGCCTTGTTCATTTGCGGCATCTCTTATCATTGAGATTATATTAGCGCGTTGGTTAATTAGTAGTTCTTCTACACCTGCTGCATCAACAGCCTGAATAGTAAAGTTTACATTTGAAGGTGCCCCTTGTGCATCCGCTGTTTCGCCCGCTGGTGTGATACTACCTGCCATCTGAGGTACGAACAGTTCAGGACCCTGCTCTCCTACAACAAACCCCGCAGGTCCTCCTGCAGCTCTATTTTTGTATCCTGTGAAAGCAGGCTGGAAGCTATTAGCATTGCCGATACCTTTCCCGCCTCTCATGTACCCAAGCTCTCCGGTAGCACCCTTAGTTTTTGCAAAGTCTACGTTATTCTCTTTCTGTCCTACTGACAGAGCGGAAGGAGCAGATGGTGCACTGGCTCCACCACCTCCACCCTGGTAAGAAGTACTAGAAATAGCGGCTAATTGAGCAACACCCATGGCAGCCATAATTGCAATACCTGGTATCGCTGCTGGGAAGCCTTTCTCAGATTCTTTCATGATAGCCAAGGCCGTAGAAGATATAACCATAGCCATCTTCATCTTTTTGTCTTTCTCGAAAGCTTTTCGCTTAAAGGCTTCTTTCTTAGCTTCTAGTGCTTTAAGTTTTGCAACACTTGCTGCAGACTGTCCATCCTTTCTCTTCTCCGCAGCTATCTCAGCATCAAAACCAGCAATCTTCTGCTTGTTCGTTGCAGCCATTATGCTTGATAATCCTTGGAGAGCTGCTTGAGCCATCTGTACGCCGCCTTGGGCTTTAGAGCCACCAGCCTCGATACCTTCAAATGCAGAGGTAAATCCTTCCATCATATTGAACGCACCCGTAGCGATTGAAGATATCAGCTCGCCTTCAGGACTAAGCTGTGCAAGGCTGTCTAACATAGGAGTCATTGCCTCGTTCAAAGCTAAAATACCTTCGGAGCCTCCAGCTTTAATTGTTTCCATACTGTCGCCCAGCCTTTGTCCTGAGTCTACCATGCCGGTAGTATCCCCGAAAGCTCTTGAGGCAGTAGAGACGTTGATACTCTGTTGTTCAGTACGTGCTTTATCTGCAAGAACTACGCCCTCTTTTTGTAGTCCTTTAGTGGAGGCTAGGAACTCATCGGCCGCGGCAATCTGCGCGCTGTCCTTTGCGGCTCCCATAGTTTTTCCAAGGGTATCATATATTTTAGTATCTTCGCCTAGTCTTTTTGCAATAGCTTTCTCTAAGGCTAGCTTTGCTGTGAGAAGATCGTACTCCATATTGATACTGTTTACCTTCATTGTAAACTCAGAGTTAATCATCTCTTGTTTAATAGCTCTTTCTTGAGTGATATATCGAGCGAACGCATCTTGTGCAGGAGTTTGTTTCTTTCCAGCTCTCTTAGATGCTGTGCTATCAATAACTGCCTGATCTGCTATGCTTTTTAGCTTGGCGGCATTTATTGCCTTCTCAGAGGCTAGTATTTTCTGGTTTAGTGCTCCCAATCTGTTAGCCTGCTCTACTTTTGCAATGTCTACTATTAAACTATCGTTAGCTGTTGCTGCAATTTGACGAGTAATTCTGTCTATCTCCGCCTGAACCTTGAGCATATCATTGGTTACAGCCGTGCCATCGGTTAATGCTGCTAGATTATCATAGTTAGCTTGCGCGCCTGCTTTAGTAGCTTCGAGGGATTGCTTAGCGTAGTCCAATTCTTTTTCTTTTGCAGATGCGTTGTTCGAGGAAATTTGACCAAACTCTTTGGCTGTGTCGGTCAACTTCCTGCTCTCTATCGCAGAAGTTGCTATAAGAACATTATTTGCAGCTATTTTATCTTGAATGACCTGTAACTGATCGACATAGCTTCCTGTAAGAGCCTTACCGTTCAGCTTTAGGGCCTTCTGTAATCTCTCAACTTGCTCTATAGTATCTTTAGGTACAGGGCGTACTTCTGTCTCTCCAGCTTTCTTTGCTTCGAGGGCTACGTTTATCAGGCCTGTTCGTAGACCATTTACAGAGTCAAAAACTTCTCCATACTTTCCTGCTTGTTCATTAGTAGCTTTAGTAGTTTCATTAGCCATTTTAGTCGTAAGTTCAGTTACTCCAGCTGTTTCTTGCTGAAGAGCGGACAGAGGTTTGCTTACACCTTCGAGAGCTGTTGTAAGGGCTGTAGTGCTTATATTGCCATCACCACTCAGAACACCGCTCTTTACTAAAGCATTGTACTTGTCTATCTCAATCGAAAGAGCCTCTGTCATACCGCTAGCTTTTGCTTTTGCTTTTGCCTCTGCTAAAAGTGACCTAATGCTTTCTTTACTTACACTATTATTATCCGCTACTATGCTATTATACGTCTCTTCGGCAGCGGCCGCGTTACGGGTAGACATGCTCAGAGCCTGTCTTGCATCCTTCGTGACTGTGCCATTGTCCCTCGTTTGCTTTGCTACAGTAGCTTGGGCTTTTGCCAAGCTGGTCTGTCTTGCGGCCAGTAGAGTAAGAGCTTTTGCCTCAGCGTCGATGTCATCCTTATCTTTGGCCGCTATCATTTTAGCAATGCCTGCAGTAACCTGCTGAGTAATACCTACACGAACAGCTAGTGTTGAAGCGAAGGCTTCTTCTGCAGTTTTTACAGATCTCAAGTGCTCAGCTAGCTGTGCGCTAATTTTTGCAAAACTAGAAAAGGAGTTAACTACCTCATCCGTGGCCTTTGCCAACCCGCTTTTCTTGAACAAGCCTCCAAACAAAGGAAGAAGAAGGGATCCAAAGAAAAGTACTTGCCCAATAATAGGGACGATGTTTAGCAATGCAGAACCGAAGAGAGCAGCACTAGCACCAGCAGCCTGGAAGCCTACACGCAAAGCATTAAGAGGGCCTGCAGTTCTGCCTACAGTAGCCATATGACCTCTAGCTGCTCTGGCGGCGACTCGGAAGCCTTCTGCTGGGCCGGATTGCCCAATCATATCTTGAGCAACACTCTGTCTCCGAGCGATGTGAGAAGTGGAGCGTGCTCTAGAACCTGCGGAACTTATCTGCCCTCTTCGGCCTTCTGTAGCGATTAACTGCTCGGTAGCAATTCTCAACTCTCTTATCTGGTTAAGCTCTATCTGTCTTTGTGCCCGTGTGGCATCGTTTCCTGTGTTAAGTCGTGCCGTTCTCTGAGCCTCTGATCTTTGTAAGGTCACCAGGTGTGCTCTATACTCAGCCAGACTTAGAGAGCCTGAACGAAACCCAGCTTCAACCGCACGAACACTTTGTGGTACTGTTCTGAAAGCAGCATTTACTTCTGCAACTGCAGTTGTATATTGGGTTGATATTGCTCTACTTGCATTTCTGGCCGATGTAGCTGCAACAGCCGCCGTCGCTCTATTAGTTGCAGAGAGCTCTCCAAGTGCGGGCAATATTTTCTTTGTAACAGAGCTTGCAAGAAGCAAAAGCCCTCCGACCATTGCAGTAGGGAAGCTGGATAAAAAGTTGACAAGGGGGATTGCTGCTATATTTATGAAGGTAGTAATCTCTTTTACCATGTCTCTAAATTGAGCGGATAACTGAGCAAAAGGTTCTGCATCTACGTTATCAAAAATCATTGCGAATTTTTTCTCGCCTTGTTCAAGAGTAGCATTTAGAAATGCTTGCTGCTTTTGAAAACGGGATAAATCACCTACCACAACACCGAGACTATCAGCATATTTTTGTGCGGCTTCATCAAGGCGTACCATGATACCCAATTCATCAAGAATTTCAGGTTCAAGTTTTGCAGTACCTTTTACAAGACGAGTAAGTGCATCTCCCATGTCCCTTCCGAGAGCAAGAGATGCACCTTTTGCGACTCTTGTTAAACCTTCTAATTGACTAGTACTGAACCCCGCACTTGTTGCGAGTGCAGTTGCTTCCATTGCCTCTTTCAGAGTAATAGCGCCATCAGTTATATTTTGAAGCTCTGATGCAACATAAGGAAGATTTTGACCTGCGGCATTACCTACAGCGATCAAACCTTGTTCGAGTTGATCAAGAGCGGAAGCTCTTTGGAGAGCACCAAAAGCGGCAGTAAGAGCAAACGTGTGTGCCATTAAAGTAGCGTAGGCAGCAACAAGACCACCAGCACTGTTTGCTGTAGCAGCAAAGGCGCGTGTCTGATTACCCTGCATATTTGAAGCACCGCGGGTAGTTCTATGCAAACGAGTATTGGCGTCTGAAGCTCTATCTATGCCCGCAGCTGCTTGGGTTGCCTGATTTGCTATTTGCTGAAGACTTCCATCTTCAAGGACTCTGAACCGCATGGTTACTGTATTGGCCACTATTTTTTTCTCTTTAGCTTATCTTGCTCTCGCTTCATTTGCTCTTGCGAGGTTTGAACAGCTCTTGAGTCTAACCAGGTTAGAAGCTCTAGGAAGAATTCTTTATCTTCAACATTATATATTTCTAAATAGTAGGAAAGATTAGTATAGTCTTTTCCTATATATCCTATGTCGGGGAGTAGTCTGTCTCCGAGCATATTAAAAGTGTTCATTGCATTTACTGCTGTTTCTGGAAAGTCTTGCCAGTCGGGAGGTATCTCACTCTCAACTGGCTCCTTTCCTAACTGATCGCACATCTCAAGATAGCGATCCCGAGTCATCTTGCTGTTTACTTGCTTAAAATATCTCTCAAGCCTCTTCAGTAGTTCCTCTCTTTGGTCCTGAACGAAAGTTATCTAGATCGAAGACTACCTCGTTGAGCCAAGTGTCAAATTCAGTTGATGAACTTACCAAGGTCTCTGCATTGTCTGCTGTAAAAGGCAGCTCTTGCTCTGGGTCTACACTACCATAGTCTACTAGTAGTAAAGTTTCAAGGTGTGCCATTGTCAGCCCCTTCCAGTCTTTAAGTACTGCGGCGCTAAACTCAGTTACGAACTTATCTTCGTCTAAAGTCTCTACTACTGCACGAGTTTTACGATCAAACTTCTGTCCTGTACAACGCTTACGTAAACCGTTTAACTCTTTACGTGAAAGATTTGCTACTTCTACGGAAAATCCGCTCAAGCCTGGGAAATCTACCCATACGGCTTTGGTGTCGACCATTAACTTCTTTAGGTCCATATTACATACTCCTGTTATATTATTTTAGATGGTTATTATACTCGACAAAGCTGTCGAGTTATCGGTAGAGCGCCAGTCATAGTTTTGTGTAAACACTTCAGCTACGTTGGCGCGATTTGTAAAGCTACAAGAAGCCATATTTAGGTCAAAGCCGCAGAACGCGCTTGATATGGTTTCTCCTGCTTTTATTCTGAGAGACTCTCCAGTGGTAAAATTCTGTAAGTCTGAAGAAGTAGTATCAGTTATATACTGACCTATACTTCCTGATAAGGTCTTCTTGTCTATAGTAAACTCGGTAGGGTACATCGCATTAGACGCATTTGTTACGTCGAGTCCTGCGTTCACAGTTTGATAGCCTACCCAGTTAATGTCGTTTTGTAATTCTGCTTTTATAGAGTAGATATTAGAGCTAATGTCTGCACTATTAAGTGTTACTGTAAGCTCTTTGTTCATTAAGTGAGTGCGAACGCTCTGAGCAACAGGCAAGCCTGGTACTGCATAAGTAGTAGCTGCACCTGCTAAAGTTAGTTTTGATGCTTCGCCCTCTAGAGCTAAAGTCAGAGGTTTTTCTCTCTCGATCTCAAACGTTCCACCTGTAAATACTGCGGTTTCTAGTTTGAAAACATCTAATTCTGTTTCTATATATAAGTCAAACGTAGAACAGTCTACTAACTTATCTTTAAGTATATCAAAATCGGTCTCTTTTAGTGCCGGTACAGTAAACCCAAAGTTTGCTTGGTTAGCTTTCGTTATTGTAGAGGATTCAAAAAAATCATCAGTGTGGATAGTCTTTGTACTAAAGCTATCTTCTGTAAAGGTTTGACTAAAAGTAAGATCTGGGTCTACTTCTAAAGTGTGAATAGCTGCGGCCTTACCGCTTATCAATGCATTTATCTCTAAGGCACTTAAAGCTTTTGTAAATAAACGCACATCTGCCATACTTCCTGTGAAGCCGTTGGCTGCTCTTGCTGTTGAACCGTCAAATTCGGTACGCTCTACACCCGAGGCTAAAGTAAGAGGCGAAGGTGTTGCTGATCGAGTATAAGTAGTAGTACCAGTCTGTAAAACACCGTCTAGAAAAAACGTAAGATTTTTAGAAGGGGCAGCGCCTCCATCGTCTTCACATACTAAACATAAGTGGTACCACTGATTAGTATTCAGGTTAGAGGCAGTTATATTAAAAGAGCCTGGCTCTCCGTATATTTGAATATCTTGGTCGCCGCTGCTGGCGAACTGATTTAGTTTAATACCAAAACCATCGCTGAAGTCTCTACTTACTACACGAGCTTGGTTACTGACAGTATCAGTGGTGCCGTTGCCTGTTATCTCTGAGCGTATCCAAACAGCAAATGTCCAGTCTCCTGTTACATCTTCCCAGGTGTCTGCATCGGCTTCGCTTAAAAGAGTTATGCCTCTACCACCGTTTGTCTCGTCTTCTCCATCAAAAGTCAAAGCGCCCAACCCCGTAGGGCTGTCACTACCAGAGTACGCTACAGTGGCCTCAGTACCTGTTGTTTCTGTAACGACACCTACTTTTCCTTCTATGCGATCTACTACTCCGTCTGTTAAGTTAGACAAACTAAAACTATGTTTTAATCCAAGCACAGGGTAGTCTACAGCGGCTGAGGGGGTTAAACCTGTAACCAACTTGACTTTTGCCTGTTTTAAAAAGTTAAAATTAGCCATTATTTCTCCGGATAGCATAAAGGGCTCGAAAAGAGCCCCTTACTTTTTTCTTACACATAGTATAGTTGAAACAACCATAAATGTCAAGAATTATTTTTGAGTACCTATTACAGAGTGGTACCAAAGTATTTAACATTCAGCTCATTAACTCCGCCAATAGTGCTAGGTAGAGCATGGAAGTTGACTTCTAAAGAGATTACATCATCCATTGAGTGGGTAGGAACCTCTAAGTGACATGTTTCCATGTGCAGCTCAACTCGTGAAGTACTAGAAGTTGTTCCACCAATACCAAAGGTAAGATCAAAGCTGTTAGTAACATCTGCAGTGTTTTCGATAATATCTTCAAACAAGTCTGCAGAAGAGCCAGTATCCATGTTCAAATAACAGGTAAAGCTGCCACCGACTGATCTAGTGCCTGTAACATGCCCAAGAGGCTGGTTTACGATACCAAGAGTTTCCGGAGTTAAGAAGGTCATGTTATTACTAATAGTGACACTACCGCCCGTGATAACAGTGTTATAAACACCATTACTAGAGGCTCCTGGATACAGAGTAGTATCAGCGGCTGTCATAGTTAAAGAAGTCAAACGGTTACGAATAAAGTTACCAGTATCAGTATCGCCTGCGCCTTCGTTAATCTCTTGCTTCCAGTTGCTTGAGCCAGTTGCTTGAGCTATGTAGAGAGGGTAGCCTGTTGCGTCACTATCAAACCAAAGCTGGCCAATAGCACTAGCAGTAGGCGCTGAGGCTTGTCTAATTACTTCAGGAGACTCTAGTTCTTTAACGATCTTGCCCATGCCTGACCAGTTGATAGTAGCGATACCATCAATATCAAAATCAATACCGGCTTCATTTATGCAACAGCCTTCGATCTTGTAAACAGGAGAAGTGGCCTCTTCACCAAGTGAGAATAGCAAATCAAAAGTACCAAGAGTTACTTTGTTAGAGTTTGCAAAACTGATGTCAAGTCCTGTAGCTGCATTAGCTTTTGTAAGGTTGGCGAAGTTAGGTGCTGTATAAGCGCCCGTACCGATCATTTGTGCCCATAATATTTCTTCAACCGCACAAGTAACAGCACTGTTTGCCGCACTACCATTAGTCAAAGCTTGAGTAGTACCCGCTGAAACGAAAGGACGGATGTATGTAGAGAAGCTCCATTCTGCAGGAGCATATGAGTCATTAAACATTTGACGACCGCGACGGCTATTACCGCTTGCGTCAGCCATTTCGTTTAGGGTAATTTCTGAAGAGTTTGTACCTTGTGAGAAAGAAAAGCCATCAAGAACGGGGATGTTCCAAACATAGCTCGGCTGGTTAGCCACGTTAGTAATATAGACTTTTGTATTTCTACTAAATTGTAAATTTGCCATAGTTTTATCTCCTATGCATCTTGAAAAGTCCTAGAGTATTCCACTTTTCTAAACATCATTATAGTGCAATACTCAGGAATTGTCAAGAACTTTTTTTAAGCACCTTTGTAGGCGACAGTTAGTTCATCAGTACCACTTATAGTAGAAGGAAGAGCGTGGAAGTTGACTTCCATGCCGATTACATCGTCTAAAGAGTGTGTTGGTACTTCTAAGTGGCAGTTTGCCATTGTTAATTTAATTCCAGGAGCTGCGTCCACTCCACCAATATGGAAGGTTGAAGCAAAGCTATTGGTTACACTTGAGGTTGCTTCAATAATATCCTCAAATAGATCTGCTGAACCGCCTACTGTCTTATCTAAATAAGTAGTAAAGCTGCCCGAAATACTTCTAGTACCTGTGACATGTTCTAAAGGCTGATTTACTATACCAGTAGTTTCTGGAGTAAGATATGTCATATTATTGCTAATAGTAACATTACCTCCAGTAAGAACCAAGTTGTAAGTGCCATCTCCATCGCTATCTCCTGGGAAAGTTGTATGATCTGCAGCAGCTAGAGTCATAGAAGTTAGTCGATTACGTATCATATTACTTGTAGAGGTAGTGCCTTCGTATACTGTAGCAGTAGGCGTTGCAGCCTCAGTAATTAGCTTACCTAAGCCTGACCAGTTGACAGTAGCGATACCATCAATATCAAAATCAATGCTGGCTTCATTCACACAACACTCTTCGACTTTATATGTTATTCTACGGCTAAAGGTAACTACCGTCTCATCTGGCACTACCAAAGCTGCGCTCATTTGTACAAACTGAAAATCATTTATACCGCCGTCATTATCGGGATCAATCTCAAGTACTGTTCGCTCAGCAGCATTATGAGCAAAAGTAATTATATCCCCTACTTCGATACCGGTCACATCCGGAAGAAATAATCGAGCGTTGGACCCACCCTCAGATAGTGCAACTGTAACATCTCCTGCAGGAATCGTACGATCACCAGATGCATTAGTTACTTTTTCCCCTGCAACATAAGTTACGCTGCCATCACTTTCACCAAACAAAGTTCTAAGGGCAGCCTGTGTAGTAGTTCCCAGAGTTAAAATGGTAATAACGGAACTGCCGACGAGTGTATCACCTGTGGTAAGTTGGTCTGATGCGGAGAAAGTTGGCAGTGCCATTATTTTATTTTCGGTACTTGATTCGCCTAAATTAAAGTATATTTGACAGGTGCCTAGATCTGTTTTATTTGTGTCCACAAAATCAATAAACTGCACATTATCGTTCGGAGAGGCTAAAGTATTATGCAATCCTTCGTCCCAAACAGTATTCTGATTGCCTTCAACAGGGCCAATATACCCTGCATTACCTGACATAAGTGCCCACAGTACTTCTTCAACTGCGTGATGGCGAGCTACATTGTCTGCGCCGCCGCCAGCAACAGTACCGCTACCTATGAAAGGTCTTGCATAGGTGGAAAAGCTCCACTCTGCCGGAGCATATGAGTCCGTAAACATTTGACGACCACGAAGGCTATTACCGCTAGTATCGGACGCTTCATTTAAAGTGATCTCTGATGTATTAGTACCTTGAGAAACTGAGAAACCGTCCAGTACTGGAATTTCCCAGATACCTGCTCCTGCTCTTATCACTGCAGCAGTTGAAGGACTGCCGCCACCAGAAACAGTTACAGTAGGGGTGGACGTATATCCAGACCCTTCACTTGTTACAGTTGTATCCACTACACCTAGAACTATTGTACCAGCACCACTTGAGCCTCCACCACCAGAAACACCTACAGTAGGAACACTAGTATATCCACTACCTGCATTATCGATAGTAAACTCCGTTATTGCACCGCCATCAACCACAGCAGTCAATACCGCTCCAGAACCACCACCGCCACTAACAGTTACAGTAGGAGCACTACTATACCCACTTCCGCCGTTTGACACGGCTACGGTAGCAACTCCGATAACACACGTAGCTGCTGCACCAGTACCTCCGCCACCAGAGAAACCAAGAGTAGGCGGCTCAGTGTATCCCACCCCTTTAGTTTGGATGCGAAGTGTTTTAATTTTATCAAGCCCTACAAAGACTTTTGTATCTCTGCTGAAAAATAGATTTTCAGACATAATTTTTCTCCTATATTGTCTTGAAAAGACTGGAATTTAAGTATTTACTTATACCAGTATTTTCTAGTATCTTACCTCTATAAGCATCTCACCAACACCTAGAGGTTCGAGCACACCTTCGTCAGTATCAATACTAACTATAGTGATTTGTTGAGTATACTGAGTTTTACCTTGCCTGTCAGTATACGATAATCTTGAGTTCTCTTCAAGGACGGTCTCTACATCCTCTAAAAGCTCGTCCAGAGCTCTGACAGAATCTTCATCTTGTACATAACAACGTAAAGTTACAGAAAGAAACCTATCCTTGTAGCCTCCACCTTGGTATTCTCTAGTTTCTCCTCCTGCATTTAAATGCACTGCGGGAAACTCTTCTACCTCGTCCCAGAACTTGAGTCGAGGTGAGATATTCTCATTTAAGTCAGAAAGATAACCGCCTGAGCCGTTAATATCTTTGAGCTTTTCGACAATAGCATTCACAATGCCCAGTCGTCTTGTTGTATAACCTCGTGCTGCCATTACATTCTCCTAGTGTAGAACCTTCCTATTGCCATTTGTTGTGCTACTTCTCGTATAGATTTATCAATTAAAGGTCTTGGATCTCTTTCGGGAGTTGCCCAAGGAGCTGCTCCCATCCCCATCTCGAAAACGCCATAAGGCTCTTTATCATAAGTATACCCGAAGCTCGGGAAACCTTTTGCAGTCTCTGTAACTTCTAACACTTTGACACTTTCTGAAAATCTGCCTGTGCGATTTACGAGCGCGGGTGCTTGCATATTCTTTCTTACTGTATCAGGCAAATCTTTATTTAACATAGCAATCATATGCAGAGGGTTGCTAGTGAAGCTCTTCTTTGCTCTTGTTTTTGATAGTCTTGGTGCAGTGCCTTTCTTATTTTGTTTAACAGTGCTGCGACCTTTGACTTTACTTGTAGATCTAGCCTTGCCTTTGCCCGCTTTGTAAGATCCTTTTAATTTACTATCTAGTTGTACTTTTAAAGATTTATTCTTTCCTGAACTTTTTACTAAAGGATTAACGATTGCTTTTGTTGCTAGAGTCTTTAAGCTGTCTGAGCCTTCTAAATTTAAGAACTCTTCTTCTGTGAAACTATTAAAGATATCCATAGCGGACTGCTTTGCAAGTTTCTCATATACTCCATCTGTTGCCTGATTCGCATACTTATCTTGATATTGTAAAACAGGAACATAGTCTGCGCGCAAGCGCCCTTTGTTATCTATAGTTGTCTGATAGTCTACTGTACAACCTACTATCATAGAGTGCGCTAAGTTATCAATTTGTCCGGATTTTAAAAGTCCGTCTGCCTCTTTCCGAACATAAGCATTAAACTCTCCCTGTTGTTCGGGAGTAAGAAGATCATGTATGCCTTGAGAGGCTTGGTTTATACTTAAACCAGATATTGGAGTGCCTGTACCGGCCCCGTGTCCTCTATCTACACTGCCTTTAATTGAGTCTACAAAATCCTTACGAGCTTTTTGAGTAACAATAGCTTCGATTATGTCTTTCTTTAACTCACCCGCAGTAGAAAATGAACCTACAAGAAATGCCTCTCCCTTTTGTAATAGTGCAAAAATTTCAGGAGCATCACCAGCGAGCTTAGTGCCAGGAACAGTATTTAACACACTTGCGGGCTGGGAACCATTTAACTTGTTATTCTTCAGATAAGTAGCTTGCTTTGTACGTGCAAGGGCTCTAGCTTTTTGTAAGTTTTTTGGCGTATTGTACCTTTTAAAACGGTTTTTGGGCATACGACCTCTATCCATCATCTCAAGAATAATGTCGTCTAACCATTTTAAATCCTGTAAATATACAACCTGAGGTCTCCTCGTTTGAGCAGAAGCTCTCATAAGTTCGGCTTCTTTTTTAGTAGCAGCCTTTAGTATCTGATCAGACATCCGTTTCTTGACGGAGGCATTACTCACTTAGAAGTTCTTATACATATCCAGAATACGTTTGATATGATCAGGGAAGCCTACATTACCAGACTGCCCAGACGTACCTTGATTCTGGATGCTTGCGCCTGATAAAGTTTGACGCTGTTTATGCTCATCTTTATGGTAGTAGGAAATTAAGTCAATTACTGCTAACTTGAGATCAGCAGGGAAAGTAGCGTAGCCACCTGTATAAACGACTTTTACTGACCCTCTACCAGGTTTAAACGCTTTGTCTACGGGTCCAGCTACTCTGTAGATAGAGTCCGTTTTAGTGTCTATATAGTAGTCACTATTATTTGTTAGAACAGTATACGCATCAGTTGGGTTTGACCTTTCTGATACAGAAGTAACCGCGATGATAGGGCTTTCTGAAAGATGTACGAAAGACTCATTATACGTTATATCGAAGATTTCCGTTTTTGCGCTACTATTGTGGTCTATGAAAGAGTTGTTACAATAAGTTTTTACTAATTGACTCACGGAAGTAACCAATTCCTCTAGACGAGCATCATCACCGAAGCCGGTGATCTTTTTCGCTGTTTTGTAGTCATCTAAAGTTATTAAGTTTGCCATGTTCTATAAGTCCATTAGTAAAAACTTAGGGGAGCGAACTCCCCCTCGTTTCTTACTCTTTTTGCTCTTAGTTTGCGAGGTAATGCAGACCAATTGAAGAAGTCGCGCCTTGGATAGTCTTGAATCCAAGAGATTGACTTGCAATGATTGCAGTACGCTGCTCTGAAGGCTTGTACTCAGTCTCAAGGCTAACGCCACGTAGACGACCGATAAGTGCAGAGTCAGTATTAACGATAACGCCAAACGACTTAGCATCAGCACCATTAGGGATCTGATCACTAACGATAACTGGAGAGCCGAACAACATACCAACTTGACCAGTTACTTTAGTAGCAAGACCACCAACGTCAGTAACGTCTTGGAATTCGCCATCTAACAACAGATCGTAGTATGCATCAGAGTTGATAACATAAGCCAGTTTGTTAGGATCGATACCGTGAACGCCCATGCTTCCGCGAGCTACGTTAAGTTCTGCAGCAGTCAATGCTGTAGAGCCGTCAGCCTGAGCACCAGTCATAACAAGCTTAGTACCAGAACCGTCGTATGAACCAACAGCAGTATCTTTATCGCCACCAGCATCAAGAAGACCGGCAGTTGAACCAGCAGTACCATAAAGGATAGCAGTATCAATAGCCTGACCGTGAGCACGTGCGATAGCAGCGTTGATCATAGGCAGGAAGCTGATGATTTGACCTTCGTCGATGTTGTTGTCGATGTAAGTACCAGCAACTAAACGCTCAGCGATAAGGATCTTGTTAGAGACGTCGAAATCGTCATCACTAATGCCAGTCAGTTCTAGTGAGTTAGCAGAAGCCAACAGACCAGTATTAGTGCTGAAAGTAGCTGGGTTTACTTCACCCAAGAAAGGAATTACTAAAGAGTTAGACTGCATTTCAACTTCACGGAAGAGACCGCCTACTTTAGTTTCCAGACCTACTGCTTGCTCGAAGGCATCAGTATATGCTAGAGAGAAATCAACAGTAGTAACGTTCAGAGCTGAAGGAACAACAGCTGCAGTTTTTGCCATTACGTCTTTGGCATAGTCAGTATCCCAACCTTTACCAGTGATTTTACCTAAGATTTCAGCATTCAAGTAGTCCTGACCAAAATCAGACATGCTCTTCTGGCCGCCAGACTTAGCGAATTCCATTTTGCTGTTACGCATAGATTCTAGCTCTGCACTTTTCTCAGCAACCTGGGCTTCGTACTTCTTAACTAGAGCGCTGATTTCGTCGCCTTTAGCGGCTTCAAAAGCTTTTGTCATATCAGCTTCTAGAGCTTCAACGCCAGTGGCGATTCCGCTTTCGATTACTGATTTAATTTGTGCGCCTTCAGCTGCTTTAGCAACTTCGGCTTCTTGAGCTGCTTTAGCTACTGCTTCGTCAGCTGCTTTTTGCTCGGCTAGCTTCATAGCAATCTTAGCGGCTGTGTCTTCAGCTACCTTCTTTGCAAAAGCTTCCAAGTCGATGTTTTGATTGTCCATTTTGATCTCCTGATCTGCGGAAATAAGTTCCGCGCTTTTCGGTGTGTGGTCACTAGCTATATTTGAAGAAGTATCTTCGTCCTTAGCCAGAGACTGACCGGCTAGATCTACACGATTAGTGAAAGTTTTTTTGAATTCTTCGTACTCATTAGTTGAGTCAAAAGACTTCGCGAGCGAAAAAGTAGCTGACTGATTGCAGGGCACGGAAACAACCGATACCTCAAACAACTCAGCGTCCTTAATCATTAGTCCATCAGTTTCCTTGATGTAATCTGCGTCCTTGACTTTGAAACCGACGGAAAAGGCTCCAAGGACACCGTCTTTAACAAGCTCAGCAACATTGCCAGGGGCATTTTTGCTGATCTTACATTCGAGTTCCAAACCATTAGGCCCTGCTTTCATACCCGTGGCTCGACCAATTGGTCTGTCATAGTCATGATTAAACAGAATAATTGGATTTTTCTCAAAGTTTTGTAGTCCACCTTTTGTCCACGCTTCAGCTGAGATTGTATCGCCTGCGCGATCAAAGTCTGCTGTACTAGCCATACCACGAATCATTACTGACCCGTCGTCTGCTTCTGCGGCTTTAAAAGTAGATGTTAGATTGAAAATCTTATTCATATTATTTCTCTACAGTACTTGCCCCAAATTTTGAAGCGGGTTTAGCCTTTGTTACTGGCTTAACTTTTGGTGCCGGAGCAGTCACTGGTTTAACAGGCGCTTGAAGCGCTGCTGATTGCTCTACTAAAGCCACCAGGGTTTCGTCGGCTCTAAGCTCTGCTTCTAGTCCGGCGTAACGTCCGTAAATTCTTCGTATGGAACTACCAGGTATAGGCATTGCATCACCTAAGGCTGTGTATTCCGTACTATTATAGAACTTGCCTTGCTTAATAAAATAAGCAGCAAGTTGCTTTTTGAGTTTCTTTCTTTGTATTTTTTTAGTCATAATTAGATCTCTTCATCCTGTGGCGGTCTGCCGCCTTCGTCTGGGTTTGATGCAGAGCCTGCTATATTTGCTGGTACTCTGATGTCTTCTGCCTCTTCTCTAGTTTCATATCCCAATGCTTCACGAGCCTCGTTCGGGCTAATAATACCACCATTTACTAGTGAGGTATAATACGCTGCACTATCTCGTAGTTCAGGCTGTAAGGCAGGTACGTTTGTTACGTCTTCTGTTATCTCAAATCCAAAGTGGCGAGATAGAGCTGAGTTTAGTTTAATAACTATAGGCAGTATTGTCTCAAGGTAGTATAAACGCATATTCGGACGAATATTAGCGTTGTTACCTGAGTCTAGTAGAATTGGTGGTACTCCTACTGCTTTTAGAATAATCTTCTCATTGTCTGCGATCGAAGCCTGGAAGTCTAGATCTTTAAAGTTTACATTTGAGATCTTGTCTAAGTCTAGTCCACCATCAAGAATAAGAGGGCGACGTCCGCCACTGTCTGGACGATAACGGTTCTGCCAAGATACCATCATACGTTCTTTGATTTTATCAGATAAGGTATTAGGCGACTTTAGTACAAGACCGGGAACAGCTCCATTCTTGAAGAAGTTGTCTTGGAAGTCTCTCATTCTTGCCATTAGCTGCATTGTTCTTACTGCAGGTCTTAAGCGGGAGACTCCTCTGTAAGTATCACGAAAAGAGTTTTCTTTAACATGGATAATCTCACTCGGTGAGTAATCAACATCATGATAGCTATACTTTTCAATGTAGGTTCTTTTATCTCCGTGGATAGTTACTCTGTCAGCGGGCAGATGGTACAAGTGAGCGCCATCAAAGTAGAGAAACATATTACCGTTTAGCATAAAATCAGTAATTAAGTTTCTTCGGAAAGTATTGATGTCTTGAAATAGGTTGGGTTGTTGAGTAAGTAAAGTCTCTACTTTTGATCTTTTTACGCCTTTTACTACACCGGGGAATCCAGTAGGCTTAACAATAGTACTAATTGCGGCAGTGTCGTCTACTACCATATTTATGGCGCGATTAACAACCTCTAGTTGTTCGTAGTAAGCTTCGTAGCTTTGGGTAAACTCTCTAGAAGACTCTGTACGATTGCCGATATATTGCTGCCCAGGATTAAGCTTTTCAACTGTATCCGTAGGTGCTGCTGTCTTTTCAAAAGGGTTATACCAAGCCATGTTTTTCTCTTTGAATCTCTACCCAGCGCATTTGTTTCTTTGCAGTCCCTAGCGCAGGGTCTTTGCCATATATTTTGTGAAGGCTTAAGTGGTGTGTATGACACAGTGTTACTGTGTGGTCATATAGCTCAGCATGGTGCTCTTCTATAAAGTCATCTCTGAGTGCCATTATATACTCAGGATTGTGTTTGTTCTTTAATAACCACTGGTTAAGTAGTGGTGTCAAACTATAAAAATGGTGAAAATCAAGTTGTTCTGTTTCGCCGCATATCTGACAAGAGGTGCCTTTGTCATACTTGGACTTTGCTTTATCTCGTACATACTTTACTACATCACGTTTTAACTTAGGCATTTTGGTTCCGGTTCTTGATTTTTCAATAGAAGAATTATATCGAGTTTAAGGTAGGTTGTCAATAACTATTTTTAACCAGGTATCGCTAGAAGGTAACGTTTGCAGTAATAAATGAATAAAGTGCGTAACGAAGTGCATCGGCCATATGCGAGGCATAATTGTGTTTTGGCTTTTCCCTTACTAGATTCGGATTTGGGTCCCATTGATAAGCATCTACACAGCTCAAAGATTCTTTTGCTTGCTGATCCACAAAGAGTTGGTCCTGGTCGATAATGGTTGCAACATGGCCAATTCCATCGAGGACAGATTTCTTCGCGTTAATAGTTGATATTCCATAGTTCTGCGCGAAATCGAACCTTGTTTGCTGAGCAGCTGAGTCAATATAGATATAATCAATATCCCACTTATCAATGAGTATTTGAATCTGTTCTGCATGTTGGTCCGTTGTCCTTTCATTGTTTAAATATTCATCCAGTAAATAAAACTTTTCTGTGTCCCAGTCATAGGCAATTACACACATTGCGGTAGGGTCTCGGAAACCGACATCGAGTCCCGCAAATACATCCATTCTCTTAGTGTCAAATTGAGATAGATCTTGTACTTGAGTCTCAAAGTTGAAGTTCCATACCTGCCCTTCGTAAGTGTTAAAATCAGCCTCATACTCCTGCTTAAATTCAGCGTCTGACATAGACTTACGAGCTTCATCAATATCTGATTGAGACATTCGGGGGTTGTCTTTGTAAGTAGCGCGGATAGAGACCCACTCGGGGAACTCGTCTGAGTAGCCTCTATGATAGAACTCAGAGAACCAGTTATTGCGACCCCGTGGCGTGGAGATAAAGATTGCCTTTGAGTTTGGCTTATCGAGAGTAGGTCGTAGTGCTACGTTGAAAGCATCTTTGCCGTCTGCTAGTGCTGCCTCATCGAAGATAATTAGATCGTAAGAACGACCAACACAAGAGTCTACCTGATTTACAGAACCCATACGTACTGTAGAGCCGTTGGAGATTT